AGAAGATCGAGACATCTGGGCAAAGATGAGTGATCACATGGACAAAGCAACCAACTGGTTCTTTATCAATCTGAACGCGCGGTCAAGCCGAGTTCTTGAACGATCACCGGTATTTAGAAGTTACTACTACGAAACCGTTTTAGAGAATGCCAACGATCTTTCCTTGAATGCCGCCACAACTATTGCTGCTCGTTTGAAGAGTCTTGCCGCAAAAGAAGGTGTCGAAGTTGACAAGTTGATTGGCAACAAAAAGTTAATGCCAAAGCTGGAAAAGATTATCGCCAACCCTAATCATCCGGGCAATCTAAAAATGGATGAGTTGGACCAGTACGCAAAAGCTTTGTCTTTGAACAAAATGGAAAACTTGTTGTTCGATGCCTCAAACACAAACAACTTAAAAGATGTTCTTCGAATTGTTGTTCCGTTCGGAAACGCCTGGAGCGAAGTTGTAAGCCACTATGCGACAGACATGCTTGTTGACGGAGTTCACAAGTATCGCACTTTCCAAAGGTTCTACAGTGGTGCGGTTAACGCAGACCCAGACCAAGACGGACGAGGTTTCTTCTACAAAGATCCACAGACAAATGAACTGATGTTCTCTTTCCCGATGTCCGGCTCAATATCAAAGCTTGTTACTGGCGGAGATTACACGGCATCTTTGTCTGCACCGGTGAAGCGTTTGTCGCAGGGCATCAACGTGTATCCAGGTATCGGACCGTTTGCCCAAGTGGCGGCTAATCGTCTAATAGCGGATACTCCACAAAACGATGAGATCAGAGCAATGCTTTTGCCGTATGGTGCCCCAAGTGCTTTGAGCAGTGTTCTTCCTGGTTGGGCTGTAAAGCTAAACGAAGCTATTGCTGCAGATCAAACAAAAACCACTGGAGTGTATGCCAACACATGGTTTGAGACAATTAAGGCAGAAGCAAATACTGGGCAGTACGATCTTTCGTTGCCACAAGAAGTAGCTCGATTAAAGGACAACGCCGCAGACAAAGCGCGTTGGCTGACAATGATGCGTGTAGCCTCACAGTTCTTTGGTCCTACTTCTGGCCAGTCAGAGTTCAAGATCCCAACAGATTCCGGCGACATGTATGTTCGTGAAATTGTTAAAGAGTTTTATGACATGCAAATGGAAGATTATGACTCAGCAATTGAGCGTTTCCTTAAGCTTCATGGAGAGAATGCTGCTTTGTATGTTTCTTCGAAGAGCCAAGCAAACACCCCTGGTCTTGAAACAACAGATGACTTTAGCGACTGGACCAGAAACAACTCAGATCTGGTTGAGTCTTATTCGAGAACAGCTAACTTCCTTGCGCCTTCTTTTGGTGAGTTTGAGTTCAAAGCAGAAGAACGACAGACTGCTAGGGGTGACAGAACTAGATTGACCGCAGAGCAGCAGATTGCTTTGGCTCAAAACAGAATTGGTTCTTCGCGTTATCGTGCAGCAAAGCTTGCTTTGGGGCCTTATTTGTCTAAGGAGCAGGCTGCAAGGCTTGCCGAGTTCCGCGTTAGTTTGAGTCAGAAGTATCCTGGTTTTAAGCCAAAAGCAGAGTTTGTTACCAACGAGTATGAGAACGATTTGGTTGAGCTTGGCAAATTGATTGCTGATCCTCGTGTTGGTTGGAACCCTGCTGTGCCTACCATCAAACAGTATCTAGATTTGAGGAGTTCTGTTATTTCTTCTTCTGGTATGAAGACTCTTTCTTCGAAGAAGATGGCTTCTGCAAGGGAGCAGTTGTTTATTGCTGGAGAAACGTTTGCTAAGTCAAACCCATATTTTGATAGAATCTGGCAGCGTTTACTTGCACAAGAAGTTGAGGACTAATGGAAACAGAAATTACACAAGAAGACCTCATCGCCAAAGTAAAAGAATGGGAAGAAAAAAAGGGGAAAAAGGCTAGCGCTGCTGATGTTAGAAAGATTTATCAGGAGATGGTCGCTGCCGGAAGTGCCTTAACTGATGAAGAAAAAAAAGATGCAGAAAAGAAAGAGAATGAACCTTTAACTGATACGGGTCTTACTGCGTTAACAGGCCAACTTATTGCCCCAACAGCTAATCCCTTGCTGGCTGAGGTTCCACAGGCCGCCATTCCACGAACTATATCTGGTGACTATTCAAACACCATTGATCCTCTTACCGGTAAATCCAGGGAGGGTGTGTCACAAAGGCGTGCCGGTCCACGTGCAGATTGGACTTACACCGGAACGAACCTTGTTGATGAGACAGGAAAAATAAGCCCACTCACAGCAACCGACAATACAGGCAACAACGCAACAAACATTTTGTTTCAAAGACTAAAGATGGACGGCACTTTGCCAACCTTTTTAAACTCTCTTAAGGCCCAAGATTATTACGGAGACAAATCTCCTTCTTCTCAGGCTGTGTTAGGCAGAGGTTTAACAAGTACCGACTATGCGGCTTTTGACAACTTTATTAACTCCGCAAACTTGGCGCGATATACACCTATGGCTTATCTCAAAGTTATGGAAAAGATGCCTGCCATTACGGGCAGTGGAAGCGGAAGCTCGCCTGCTTATCCAAGTTCTGCAGAAACAGCCAGGTATTTGCGCAACGCCGCTTTTGAGAGTCTTGGTAGACCGTTAACCAAAGAAGAAGCAGACATGGCTTTTAAGCAGATAAAGACTATGTACATGAAGACAAGTGGTGCTGGTGGAGAGCAGGCACCTAGTCTTGATACGGCTTCGGTTACTGCTGTGTCGCAGATAGCGGGCGAAGAGGGTGCGGTATACAATCTTGGTACGGCTCTTGACAGATTGTTCAAGGGCAAAGGCTCAATTTAATGGCAACAGAAAAACCTTTTAACAAACAGAAGTCAATTCAAGATCAAAAGAATCTGATTGCTTCTCGGTACCCGGCGTTTAAGGGTCTTGTAAACGGAAACGCCGAAGACATGGCTGCTCTTGTTCAAGAGTTTGGCCAGGACATGGTTGACCTGCTTCTTGCTGTTGTTGCTGATGGTGGGAAGAAGCCGGATCAAAGACAGTTTGATTTTACTTCTCAGGCAGGTCTTGACGCGTGGGACGCAAAGGTTGCTTCGACTGCGTATTACACAAGCACAACAAAGGCTCAAAGAGAGTTTGATTTACAGGCCGAAGAGGACAAGAAGTCCACTGTCGAGGAGTTTACAAACAACCTTATTTCCAGTTATGGCGATGTTAAGTTGCCTCCGGAAAAGTGGAAAGAGATTGCAACTAACGCACTCAAAAAGGGCTACAAGATCAACTCTGCTGGTCTTGGCTATTACATAAACTCTGAGCTTGACAAAACTCCGGCTGCCGATGACGGTTCAAAGACCGCACTTGATACCGGTTCTGAGGTTAGTCGACTAGAAAAGATTGCAAAAAGCTACGGCTATGCGCCGGCATCTTTGCCAGATCAAATTAAAAGTATTCTTACGGGAACCCCGTACAACGGTGTTGTGTTAACTGAGGATGGCTTTATTCAGCAAGCTAAGAGTGCTGCAATAGGAATGTATAGCCATCTTAAGGATCGTATTGAGGGCGGTTCTTCTTTGGAAGATATTTTCTCTAGTTACCGTGACCGGATTGCTCGTACGCTAGAGCTTGATCCTAAGTCTGTAACTTTGTCTGACCCTATGTATTCACGTTTTCTTGGTACTCCGGAAACTGGTCAGTTCAGTCTTTACGATGTTGATAAGACTTTGAAGACTGATGAAAAGTACAAGTATCATACGACCACTAAAGCGAACCGTGATTCTACAAGTCTTGGTGCTTCGCTTGCTCGAATGTTTGGGGAGATTAAATAGCTATGTCTGATATGGGTTTTGGAAATGTTGATATGGAGTTGTTGGATAGAATGCTTGCTCCGCTTTATGCGCAGTACGGCGGGGTATCGCCAACACCAGCGGAATTGCAGCAGCAGTCTGATTCTTTGTATGATTACCGAAATAGTTTTCTTATTCCGGCTGCGGGTGGCGGCGACGATGGTTCTGGTGGCGTTACTCCTCCTGGTCCGACAGAGCCAACTTACAAGCAAGATGCACGAATGAGTCTTAAAGCAATCCTTGCCAAATACAAACTGGAATCTTTGTACGACAAGATTTGGTCTGACTACACATCTGACATGCTTGACATTACTGACAGTGATGCAATATTTCTTTCCATTAGGGAAGAGGATAAGTACAAGGAACGTTTTGCCGGCAACGAAATAAGGCGATCTAAAGGTTTGGGAGATCTCAGCCCTGCTACGTATGTGGCTTTAGAGGATTCTTATCGGCAGACTCTGCGTTCAAACGGAATACCTGCAGATCTGTTTGACACTCCGGCAGAACTGGCAGAACTGATTGCTAACGACGTGAGCGTTGCTGAGTTCAATAGCCGTATCGAGACTGCCCGTTCTTTGATGCAGGATGCCCCTGCTTCGGTTCGTGACCAAATGTCCAGGCTGTTTAATGTGACAGAGGGTCAGTTGCTTGCATATTATATTGATCCAGATAAGGCTCTTCCGATTCTGAAGGAGCAGGAGCGTGCGGCCCGTATTGGTTCTGCTGCCGTAGAAAACGCAGGTATGCAATTGTCAACATCTGCTGCAGAGGATCTGTCTAGGCGCGGCTTTACAGAGGACGAAGCCAGGGTGGGATTCTCTAAGGTTTCTAAGTTAGGTGAGTTGGCTCAAACCTTTGCTGGTGAGCAGAACATTACTGAGCAGCAGATAATTGCTTCGCAGTTTGGTTTTGACACACAAGCAGAGAAAGATCTGGCAAGACGAAAAGAACAGCGTGTGAGCGAGTTTAAGCGTGGTGGTTCTTATACTCGGACTAGTGGCGTGACATCTGGTTCTATAGAAACTGGTATCGGAAAAGCTAAGTAGGGTTGTTGACAGACCAAATAGTGTCTGTGATATATTGGTTCTGTTCCAGTAGGAACAACTGTCAGAGAGCCCCTCGGCTTTGACATTACAAAAGAGGTGAGATTTGCAGCCGGTCTGGAACCTCCAACCAGAACGTGGGCAGAAGGAGTGGGTCATGTCAGATTCGATTGAAGAGTTCGAGGACGAAGTTCAGACCGAAGTTACACGAGATCCAGTGCGCGCACAATTGCGCAAAGTGGAACAACAGTTGAAGGCAGCCGAGGCGAAAGCCAAGGAGCTCGAAACCGCAGCACGAGAGTTGGCCTTTGTAAAGGCGGGCGTTGATGTAAACGCTCCTATTGCAAAGTACTTCGTTAAAGGCTACGACGGAGAGTTGTCAGCAGATGCGATTCGTGTAGCAGCTCAAGAAGCAAATCTCATCCAAACTGCACCGCAGGAAACGGCTCATGCCAGTGAACAACAGGCTTGGGCAAGGGTGAATAGTGCTTCTCAGGCAGGCGAGAAGTTCGAGCCAGTTACAGACTGGGCGACAAAAATGTCGAACGCCAAGAACCAACAGGAATTGGATCAGCTCATGGCGCAATATAACGCCGAAATGGCAAAAAAACTCATCTAATTCCCCTACTGGGCGCACTACCCACTGGGCTAACAATTAAGGAAATACAGTGGCTTATACCCAACAGTCGTCACTTGGCGTAGACCAGGCGGCGTATGACAGGATGGCATATTTTGCCCTCCGTTCGGAACTCTTGTTCGATCAGGCAGCTGACGTTCAGGCAAGCAATCAAACCATGCCAGGTTCTTCGGTGATCTTTACGATCTTCTCGGAACTTGCAGTTGCAAGCACCCCACTCACTGAAACCAGTGATGTTGACCCAGTCGCAATGGCTGACAGCAACGTAACCGTAAGCCTCACGGAATACGGTAACACCATCAACACCACAGCTAAGCTCCGTGGCACCGCGTTCTTGGACGTAGATGCTGCCGCAGCCAACCTGATTGGTTACAACGCAGGTAACAGCATGGACACAGTTGTCCGTGAAGTTCTTGCTGGTGGCACAAACGTTATTTACGGTGGCGGTGGATCAAGCGATGAAACCTCACGCACAGCCATTGAAGCTGAAGACATCATCGAAGCGAACGATATTCGCAAGGTGACTGCAGCTCTTCGTGGAGCAAACGTAAGCCCATGGTCCGGTTACTACATCGGATTTATCCACCCAGACGTTTCGTACGACCTTCGTCGTGAGACCGGAAACGCTTCGTGGAACGCACCACACGTAAACATGGATACCGCCAACATCTACACAGGTGAAATCGGTACCTTTGAGTCGGTTCGTTTCATTGAGACACCACGTACCAAGGTCCGTGCAAATGCTTCAGACGGAGCAGGAGCAGCAGGAAACATTGACGTGTATGACACTTACATCATGGGCCGTCAGGCACTTGCTAAGGCATACTCGTTTGTTGATGGAAACGGTCCTGTACCGTCGGTACGACGTGGTCCAGTGGTTGACTCGCTCATGCGTTTCAATCCAATTGGTTGGTACTGGCTTGGTGGCTACGGCCGCTTCCGCGAAGCATCGTTGCGTCGCATTGAGTCAGCATCGTCAATTGGCGCTAACGCCTCATAAGTAAACTGCTTAGCCCTCTCACCTGGTTAGAAATCCGGGTGGGGGGGCTTTGCTATAGTGTTAACAACGAAAGGTTTCTATGTCAATTTCTAACTACGCTGAATTAAAGATCCTCGATCATGTAACAGGGCGTGCTGCTTTTACAATTCCAACTAACGTTTATTTGAAGTTGCATACGGGTGATCCGGGCGAAGCCGCGACAAGCAATGCAGCAACAGAAGCCACTCGCAAAGTGACATCTTGGTCTGCTGCTTCTTCGGGATCAATTGCAACAAGCGCGACTGTTGAATGGACGAACGTTTCCACTACCGAGACCTATACACACTGGTCGATGTGGGATGCAGCAACCGACGGCAACGCATTGTGGAAGGGTGCACTTTCTGCATCTGCTGCTGTAACCGCTGGCGACACTTTCCAAATTACCTCGCTTA